AAAGTCAACTTGATGAAAAAGGCGGTATAGTTACAAAAAGAGATGTTAAACTAGTTAATACACAAACTCTCTACGGAGAAGAAAAGGAATAATAATGGCGCACTATGCGAAAGTAGAAAGCGGAGTGGTAACACAAGTTATTGTTGCCGATTCTAAAGAATGGTGTGAGGCTAACCTAGGTGGTACTTGGGTTCAGACTTCATACAACACACACGGTGGAGTAAATTCCCGTGATGGTGGAACAGCATTACACAAAAACTATGCAGGTCAAGGATATACTTGGGACGGTATTGGATTTGCTGCTCCTCAACCATATCCATCTTGGACAAAGAGTTCAGAAACTTATCTATGGAATGCTCCAACTCCTATGCCAACTGATGGTAAAAAATATACTTGGTCAGAAGATGATCTTGAGTGGCAAGAAATAGCATAACAAACCTTAAATTATAAAACCCTCCAAGCCAAAAGCAAGGAGGGTTTCTTATTTAATTTTGTCCTACTTACATGGATATTTGTTGTACCATTCTTGATACCGCGTCCCATTTACGGAACTCCATGATGACCAGTCTTTTCCACCCTTAGTCATAAAGTGGGCTATTTGTGCATTAGTAACTGGGTTAAATAACTCAGCGTTTGAATCTAGTTCAAACTTTTCCCTGCGATCTGAACCAAGTTCACCCATCATGTTTATTTGAAACACTCCGTAGGAACTATCTCCAGTTTTTGTGTTGCCATTAAAAGCAAAAGGTCTGCCATTAGATTCTGCTTTAGCAATTGCACATGCAGATCGCAAAGCGTTACCTTTGAAGCCTATAGCCTTTAATAGGTCAACCAACTGCCCATCGCTTAAAGAATGAGCATTTTCGTACTTCTCTAATTTTTTAGCCGTAGAAACCAAAAAAACCCCTTTAGGGGCTTCAACTGATATTGGCGCAGTAATTAAAGTTTTAGTTTCAAGAGCATTAGCAGCATTTAAAAATGGTGCGAAAAGGCCAACCAACGCTATCAAACCTAACCATACTGATTTATTCTTGTCTCTCATTGAAATTACCTCCTAGAGCCAAATTGCTACCTTGCGGTAGCATTGTATTAATTGTAGCATGAATTTGGGTTAAAAGGCAAGTTTAGATAATATTTTTTTATTTTATTTTAAATCCCGTGCTTGAAAGTGGTATAATAATTATATTATGGCAGAGACCGCAACGTATGACCTTCCGTATCCCACAGACGCATCACCCGTTGATGTTGCAGGTGATTTACAGGCATTAGCAGAGGCAATTGATGCGGTATTGCCAAGTCTAGGCTTACCATATTTTACTCATGAAGTTAGAAATAATAGTGGTGCAACTATTGCTAAAGGTGATCCAGTTTATGTTACTGGATTTTCTACTAAGACTACCGTTGCAAAATCGTTAGGAAATACACTTGCAACTTTTCCAGTAATAGGATTAGCAACAACATCAATTACAAATGGTAGTGATGGTGTAGTAATTGTTTCTGGTGTTTTTAGTGATGTTAATACTTCTTCATATACCGCTGGAAATATACTTTATGTAGCAACTGCTGGAGGACTTACTACAACACAACCTACAACTGGCTCAGGAGCCGTAGGAGTGGTTTTAAAGGCCAATGCAACAACAGGGGTTATACTTGTACTAGGATCTAAAGGCAATGGCACTTGGGGTGCAGTTAAGGCAGGATTATAATGGCTACATACAGAGGGCAAGGATCAGATTCATTTTCAATTGGCGCAGCACCACCAGAAGTTTCTTGGACAGTAGTTCGTGGAGACACCGCAGCATTTAGAGTTTATGTAACAGACGAAAACCGTGAGCCATTAACAATTTCTGAATGGGATATTTCAATGGACATTGCTAGAAGAACCGTTAATGCAAATACTGGTGTGGTAACTTATCCAGTAATTGCTTCATTAAATCCCGCACCTTCTGTAGATGATGATGACGGAGAGTTTACAGTTTCACTTTCTGCAGGAGAATCTGAAGATCTTGAAACAGGAGATATTTTTGATATTCAGTTATCAGATCCAACCAGAACTTGGACGGTATGTAAAGGAACAGTCACAGTAATTGAAGATGTAACACCTGCTGAGAGTTAATCATGGCAGTAGAAAAAGTAACTACGCTACAACAGTTTAAGGTTTTTGTAAATTTAAAAGATTATGCAAAAATAAGTTTAAGAAGAGTTGGTTCATTTACTCCAGAGGTTGAAGGTATATATCCTTTTCGTGTAAGGTTTAAAGATCTTGGATACCCTGGAATTTCTAGCGGTAATGCACCAGCAATTGGTTTAGCAATCATCGGTAGTACATTTCTTATTTTATGATATAATCACATATATGGCCATCATAGCGATCAATACACTAAAAGGTAAATTTGAATCTGGTGATATTCCTACTGGAGCAGATTTTGCTGATTTAATTGATACTACTTCATACCGTGCAGAAGCATTGGGTGGAGATGGCAATAACTCGTCAACAGTTAATGGAATAGAGACAGCAACAGTATTTGACACTATTGAAACAAGTACTTGGCGCACAATTAAGTATTTGATTCAAATCTCTCATCCTTCAACAAGTGTTTACAAGAGCACAGAAATCAACATAGTTTTTGATGGAACAAATCAAAATATAACAGAGTTTGGCACGGTATCTAATACGGCAAACGCCATAGGAAATATCACTGCTAGTTTAAATTCTGGTATAATAAGCATGACGGTAACCCCCGTATTAACGCCGATGACCATTAGGTATTACCGAACTGGTTTGAAAGCCTAACCCCAAGGAGTAACAAATGGCAACAGTAGACAAAGCCTTTAGAATTAAAAATGGCTTAGTGGTTGAGGGTGCTACGGCTACCGTCAATACACATGATGTAATTACAAAAGAAATCTTTGACGCAAAAGGTGATTTAATAGTTGGTACAGGTAGCAATACTGGTCAACGTGTAGCACTTGGAACAAATGGATATGTTCTTACGGCAAACTCTTCAACAACTTCAGGAGTTGAGTGGGCAGCAGCCCCAGCAGTTGGAGCATTTGAAACTTCAATTGTATTTGAAGGTACAACAGCAAATGATTTTGAAACAACTCTTACAGTAACTGACCCAACAGCAGATCGTACAATTACATTCCCAGACTTATCAGGTACTGTAATTACAACTGGTGATTCTGGCACAGTAACTAGCACAATGATTGCAAATGACACAATTGTAGATGCAGATATTAACTCAGCAGCAGCAATTGCTCAGTCTAAGATTTCAGGTCTTACTACTGATCTTGGAAACAAGGCTTCATCATCAGATCTTACAACTCACACAGGAGCAACAGAAGCACACGGTGCAACTGGTGCGGTAGTTGGAACAACAAATACACAAACTCTTACAAACAAAACACTTACAAGCCCAGTAGTTTCAGGACTTGCACTTTCAGATTCAAGCATTGTTTTTGAAGGTTCATCAGCAGATAATAATGAAACAACACTTACAGTAACAAACCCTACAGCAGATCGCACTATTACTTTGCCAGATGCTACAGGTACTGTTGCTCTTACAAATAATAAGTTGGATGTTTTTGCTGCAACTACTTCAGCAGAACTTCGTACAGTAATCTCTGATGAGACTGGTACTGGCGGACTTGTTTTTGCTGATACCCCAACTCTTATAACACCAAACATTGGTGTTGCAACTGGTACATCTTTGGTTCTTTCAGGGGATCTAACAGTTAACGGTACAACAACTACAATTAACTCAACAGAAATCACAGTTGATGACAAGAACCTTACACTTGGTTCAGTAGCAACACCAACAGATGCAGGCGCTGACGGTGGTGGTATTACTCTTAAGGGTGCTACAGATAAGACTATCAACTGGGTAGATGCAACCGATGCATGGACATTTTCTGAGCACGTAAACCTTGCTTCAGGAAAAGATTTTAAAATTAACGGTACAGCCCTTAAAGATGTTTCAGAGACACTTACAAACAAGACTCTTACATCTCCAACACTAACAACTCCAGCACTTGGCACTCCAGCATCTGGAACAATGACAAATGTGACTGGACTTCCTCTAACAACTGGCGTAACTGGAACTCTTCCAGTAGGCAACGGTGGTACAGGAATAACATCCTTGGGAACAGGAATTGCCGACTTCCTTGGAACACCATCATCTGCAAACTTGCTAGCAGCAGTAACTGATGAAACAGGAACAGGCGCTCTAGTATTTGCTAATACACCAACTCTTGTTACTCCAGTAATTGGAGCAGCAACAGGAACATCACTTGGTCTATCAGGTTCATTAACTGCAGCCTCTGTAACTCTTACAGATGCTCTTTTAAGTACCGCAACATCAAGCGTTGCAACTACAAGCGCAACCGTAGTAGATTCTTGGTCAGCATCAACATATTCAAGTGCTAAATATTTAGTACAAATGAAAAAGGGTACAGAAGTTCAAACCTTAGAAGTTCTTATTAACGTAGATGGAAGCAACAACGTTGCTATCACAGAATACGCAGATGTAATTA